GGTCCTGTTGCAGGTTTCGACCCAGTACTTATTAGCTTGATTCGTCGTTCAATGCCTAACTTGGTGGCATACGATCTAGCTGGTGTACAACCAATGAATGGTCCTACTGGACTTATCTTCGCAATGAGATCCAGATTCAACAACCAGTCTGGTACAGAAGCACTATTCAACGAACCAGATACAGCATTCTCTGGACAGAATGAAGGATTCGACCTTACAAACGGTTTCGTAAATGGAAACGTTGGTTTAGGTACAACTGCACAGCAGAAATCTGGAGATGGTGGTGGAACAGACGCTAACCCAGGTCTTTTAAGTGGTGCTGCATCACCAACAGATCCTAAAGAGTACAACGTTGGTCAGGGTATGAGAACTGACGACGCTGAAGATTTAGGTACATCTGGTGATAACTTCAACGAAATGGCATTCTCAATCGAGAAAGTGACCGTTACAGCGAAGTCCAGAGCTCTAAAAGCAGAGTACAGTTTAGAACTTGCTCAAGACCTCAAAGCAATCCACGGATTGAATGCAGAGGCTGAGTTAGCAAACATTCTGTCAACAGAGATTCTTTCTGAAATTAACAGAGAAGTTATCAGAACAATCTACAACGTTGCAGAACCAGGTGCTCAAGCAAACGTTGCTTCAGGTGGAACATTCGACTTAGACACAGACTCCAACGGAAGATGGAGTGTTGAGAAGTTTAAGGGTCTTATTTTCCAAATGGAAAGAGATGCTAACGCTATCGCACAAAGAACTCGTCGTGGAAAGGGTAACATGATCCTTTGCTCTGCAGACGTTGCTTCAGCATTAACAATGGCTGGTGTATTAGATTACACACCTGCACTTAATGCAAACCTTAATGTAGATGACACAGGTAACACATTTGCTGGTGTTCTACAAGGTAAGTACAGAGTATACATTGACCCATTTGCTGCTAACGTATCAAGTACACAGTACTACGTTATCGGTTACAAGGGTTCATCTCCTTATGACGCTGGATTATTCTACTGCCCATACGTTCCTCTACAGATGGTTCGTGCGGTTGGTCAGGATACATTCCAACCAAAAATTGGATTCAAGACCAGATATGGTATGGTCGAGAACCCATTCTCACAAGGAACAGCTCAAGGACTTGGTACACTTACACGTAACAAGAACCGTTACTACAGAAGAGTTAAGGTTGCTAACCTTATGTAATATTCATCTCATAGAGATACTCAGAGACCCGAAAGGGTCTCTTTTTTTGTCTAAATAATCAAAAAGATATATGACATCAGCATTCAGAAACCAAATACAAAATAGAAATTTTCTATCAGGAGTAGCGTTCAAATTTAATTTGGCGAAGTTTCCGAAGGTTGACTTTTTCTCAAATTCTGCTAGAATACCAGAGTTGAATCTAGAACTGGCAAGACAGGCATCATATTTAAAAAATCTTGATATACCTGGTGAAAGACTAAGTTATGGTGATTTTACCTTACGTTTTCTTATTGATGAAAATATGGAAAACTACCTTGCTGTATATAATTGGTTGACAGGATTAGGATTTCCAGAAACTGCAAAACAATTTCAAGATATAACCACAGATTCGCAAGGTCAAAGAGATCAAAAAGAAGCATTCTGTGATGGCACACTTAGAATATTGAATAGCAATTATAGAGAAGTTGCAAAAGTTAAATTTACTGATTTATTTCCAGTATCCTTGACATCTCTTGATTTTGATGCTACAAATACAGATGTACAGTTCTTAACTGCAGAGGCAACATTTAAGTACACAATATATGATTTGAAAAGTAGTCTATGAATCTTGAGAAAATTCAGGAGATGTGGGAGAAAGACTCTCAAATCGATCCTGATAATTTACATGATGAATCATTAAAAATACCACAACTTCACTCAAAGTATTATACACTCTACAATACGATTACTTTGTTGCGGGAGAAGGCAAGGGAAAGTTATGCAAAAGTTAGATTGGAAAGATATAATTATTATACTGGTAAAGCAACAGCAGAGGTCTATGTAGAAGAACCATTCCCATATAAGGTTCGTGAAAAAGATGCAATCCAAAGACACTTAGACGCTGACGATAAGATGAATAAGATTGATATGAAAATAAAATACTATGATGTGATGCTTAAATTTTTAGAAGAAATAATTCGTGCAGTATCAAATCGAACTTATCAGATTAAGAATGCAATTGAATGGAATAAGTTTCAAGCAGGGTTTGGATAATATAAATACCTGAGTAGAATTAATAATACAATGAAACCTACTCCAAGAGAAGCAAAAGTCATCCACGAAAAGTATGAGAAGGTTGTGGATCATTTAATTAAAGAAAAATACGCTGCAGATAAAGACTCAGCAGATAAAATTATTTCAGGCATGAGTCAAGATTGGTATGATACTATTGCTGGATAATGAAAACATTTAAACAATTTAACGAAGGTCTTAAAGATTATTCTAATCAGGGAAAGAATGTAAGAGTGCCTGGTGAGGATAAAGCATCCTTTGGGAAATTGTTTAAAGATGATCTAAAGCAAATGGGTAAATTTAAAAACCCAAAAACAGGAAAACTTGAAGGAAGTATATTTCCTGACCCTAGAAAAGGTTATCAACTCAGACAATTTGCTACAGGTAGAGGAGGAATCACTCGTACAATAAATCCATTTTTAGGTAAAGGTCAAGGACTTAGAAGTGGTCCGACACCATTGAGTAGGCAATCAGGTCGTTTATTAAGGCAGGGAGCAAAGGCAGTTGGTAAGGCATTAGTTAAGAATCCAAAATTTGCACTCGGTGCTTTGGCAATAGGAGCAGGTGTTGCAGGTATTAAAGCATTAAGAAATAGAAAAAATTGATCCCCGAATAGCATTTGAAGAATTTATTGATACTAAGGTAACAGGTTATGAACCTTGCCTTGGTGGAGAGTTGTGTGAGAAAGCAGTCTGGGTAGACGAGGAAGAATGTATTGGTTGTCAATATTGTGTTCATGTTGCATCAAATACTTTTATTGTTGCAGAGGAACGAGGTAAAAGTCGTGCCATTCGACAAGATGGTGATAGCCCTGAATTAATACAAGAAGCAATCGATACTTGCCCTGTAGATTGCATACACTGGATAAATTTTGAAGATCCCAGAAGGTGACTATATAGTTATATTGATGATATCATGTCAAACTTGATCATATCAAAAAAGAATGAAGTGCACCTTCAGATTGAATCTGATACGCACGTTTATTATGAGTTAGCAGACTATTTCACCTTTGAAGTGCCTGGTGCAAAGTTTATGCCAACTTATAAAAGTAAGTATTGGGATGGTAAGATAAGGTTATTTAATATTCAAAATAAGCAAATATATGTTGGACTCCTAGATAAGATAGTACAATTTTGTAAGGATCACGAATACACATATACTTTTCAACCAAGTAAGTTTTATGGTTTACCTTTTGAAGTAAATGAAGGTATTTCACAGGAAGGTGTCAAGGATTATATGAACGCAATTTGCTCGTATAAACCTAGAGATTATCAGATTGAGGGAGTACACGACGCTTTAAGATATAATCGTAAACTATTGATATCTCCAACTGCTTCAGGAAAGTCGCTGATGATATATGCGATTGTGAGATATTACGTTGAAAGAAAACTAAGTATTCTGATAGTCGTTCCCACGACTTCCCTAGTAGAACAGATGTATAAAGACTTCGAGGATTATGGATGGGACGTTGGTTCATATTGCCACAAGATATATGCAGGTAAAGAAAGAGAGACAGACTCTCAGGTAATTATTACAACTTGGCAATCGATATACAAACTCCCTCGTAAATATTTTAACCGTTTTGGTTGTGTGATTGGAGATGAAGCACACCAATTTAAATCAAAGTCATTAGTATCTATAATGTCAAAACTTGATAATACCAAATATCGTTTTGGTTTTACAGGAACTCTTGACGGAACACAAACTCATAAGTGGGTTTTAGAAGGTTTGTTTGGTCCTTCATACAAAATTATTAAGACTGATGAATTAATGAAGAAGGGTCATGTTGCAACATTAGATATCAATGTGCTTCTATTAAAACATTCACCAAATAAATTTGAGACTTTTGAAGATGAAATACAGTATATTATTAATCATCAAAAAAGAAATAACTTTATTAAAAATCTTGCTCTTGATTTAAAAGGAAATACATTAATACTCTTTGCAAGAGTTGAAGGTCACGGAGAACCCCTTTATAACTTGATACTAAATAGTAATGTACTGGAACAACGACAAGTGTTCTTTGTACACGGTGGTGT